CTGGGTGGAGTAGTAGTTTAAATACTAATATACATCTTTTTATTGGTCAAAAGCAAAGCGCTCCTTATCAATTAACTGATATGATTAAAATTATGTATAACGAAAGCAACAACAGGCTGCGTCTGCAATATGGTAACAAAACAACATCATCAAATGCTTGGTACAAGCTTGCTGAATGGTTATTTCACTCAAATTCAGGTGCTTATGCTGCTGGATATGCCGCTGCTGGTTTAGGCGGTTCTTATTGGAGTGCTAGTAATAGAGGTTATGTAAACAGTGATAACTACACGATGATTACTTTTACAAAATCAACAACAAATGGTACTAGTGCAATGAAGCTATACTGGAACGCTAATGCCGCTGGCACAGCACCAATACAAACAAGTTTTGGTAGTGGTAGTCCAGTAATGAGTGCTACTAACAATAGAACTTGGAGTGTAGGTTCTAATGGTGTTTCACAAGGTGAAACAAAATGTGGTAACAGCTCTGCTACACTTTACAATGATTTAACCATGTGGAACAAAGAGTTAAGTGCTAGTGAGGTTACATCACTGTACAACAGTGGTACAGTAATGGACGCACAGACACATAGCGCTAGTAGTAATTTAGTAGGTTATTGGAAATGGGAAGGTAATGGTAATGCTACCGTATCAAATGACAACTTCACAATATCAGGTGGCTCAGCAATTGTAAATAAATAACATGAATTATTATATATTATCAGAAGAAATATTTGAAACAATAGATAAAGACAATGTACATTTTATGCGTAAAAGTATAGATCGTACAGAGAGATTAGTAGCTACAATAGATTTAGTTAGTGATCGTATTCGCAAGTTTAATGATATAAACACATGCTCAAACTACACATTTACAAACCACAGTGATTGGGTTGGCGATGGTACGGGTATTGAGGTTGAAGAATTAGAAGAAGGAGGATATATATCTGAAATAGATGACTAGGACAATAGCACCTTAAAACACAAGTAAATTGTGTAATAATATAAATAACAATAAAATTAACTTAAATTAAATAAAATGGCAAAAAGAAAAACACCTAAAATGGATAAAGTAAAATCAATTGAATCTTCTGAATTAGAAACAATTCAAGATTTAGTTTCAAAAACAAATCAAGGTAACTTAGAAGTAGGTAGACTTGAAACACAAAAACATAGAATAATACACGCTATGCAAGAAAACGATAAGGTTATGCAAGCGTTACAAGAAAAACTAGAAGAAAAATACGGAAAGGTTAATATAGATATTAAGACAGGTGAGATTTCACCACTTGAGGTAGAAACAACAATTTAAAAAATAAAAAATGAAAAATTCATTACACGATTTAGCGGCTGGAGCTTTTGGGCAAAATGGGTCTGTGCTTATAAATAGCACTAACACTGTTACACCAAACGAAGGTAAACACTTTCACGCTATAACATTTATAACAAACACTGTGTTTGCAAACAATACCGATGGTTTAGTTTCAAACACATCTGACCATGCCACAAGAACAACAACGACTAGTGGTGTAGTTGCGGCAACTATGTCTTTTAATAGCACGGATGGTGGTTCGTTGGGTACTGGTGGTTCTGCTACTGGAACACTAACATTTCCTGCTGGTATAACTGTTTACGGTAAATGGTCACAGATCAAGCTTGCTAGTGGTCAATGCGTGGCTTATTTAGACTAACATGGCGAAAACATCAGGACTACCTTTAGGTTTAATATGGAGAGATTTTGCAATAGATCACCCTGCACAGCCATACCCTGTTCCAAAAACTTGTGGTACATTTGAAATAAACGCAAGTGGATCAAAAGGTTTGTATAGGTTTGCTGTAGACGCTGGTACATCTGTTGGTGTTATGCGTGTTGTGTTTAACACGGGTAACTACTTACTTCCGGGAGATGCAAGTGGAGCTGGCCCTGCTTTAGCTGTAAATTCTATACCAGATAGACTTGTATGGTACCATGGTACATACAACAACCAAGAGGCTGGGTCTTCTGTTGGTGGTAATTTTTATGCAAATGACTCAAGTGGAGCTACTGATGTACCAGTTATAACTATAGATTCTGAAAATCTTAATACGTCTTCAAACTTAGAAAGAGTTAAGCAAGTTGGTTTAGTTGGTGGGGAAAGATTTTTTGATGCTGGTAATAACACAATATCAGCGGTAAGTAATTTAAGAGGATCAAAACCTCGTTCACAAGCTCACTTAGATAATGCTCCTAGTGGAAAAAGCTTTGGCCAAGATATAAGTGGTAGATACATGAACACACCAATATTTGATTACAACGCTTCTTTAAATAGTGGTGCTGGAGGTTTTGCACAAATGGTAGTAAACGGTGTTAATCAAACAGCTGATGTTGGTCCTTTTCATGGTTGGATAGAAAGAAATTTACCTGGTCCACAAGTTACACTAACACCAAACATGAAGACACATGACAATAGTGATGATGGTGATTTTTGGGATATAGAAGCTGACTGGCAAACATCTGGTACACTTGCATTACAAGTTCACTCTGCTGGTAGTGCTAATAGTGTTCAGCAAAGTGAAATGTACTTTCCAAGCTTTCACGCTAGTAGAAACGCAACATACTGTGTGCCTATAATACCAAATAATATAAGTAGCGGTGTTGTGACTATGGAAGTTCAAGCACCATTACAAAGCACCTGGTTTGGAGTTGCGCTTACATGTCCAATAGATATGGAAACTGCCGATAGTGGTAATCACAAGTTAAACAGAAGTTCAATAAAAACTAACTGGAACCAAGTTTGTAACAGTGGTAATGTAAATATACCTGTTTATCATATGCCAGTAGATGCTTATGGTGGTGTTAATCCTGCGTCTGTAAGTAGAGATGAAAATGGTATACCTATAAAAACAATAAACAACTACTCACCATCATTAAACCATACTGGCGATCACACTGGTGTAAAATTAAACCATAGGGTTGTTTCAGATATTAGAACTTCTGATGGTAGAATACTATGGGAAAGTTTATTAACAACTAATTATATAAATAAAAACGGTAGAAGCTCTTGGAAAACAGCTATGACCGGTGGTACTGATCCAGACACGTTATTAAGAGATTGGTATGGTATGGAAGATGTTGTCAAAAGTGGTGTTGGAGGAAGTTTTCCAGCAAGTGATCAAATTACTTGTGGTACGTTTTCAGCTGTAAGTGGAGCGCCATCAAGCGCAGCTACAACACCTCAAGTTGGTGATTTAGTTGTAACTGGTAGTAATAACACTTTTGGTAACAACGGCACAGCTGGTAATATAACTGTTACGGCTGTTAATGGACAAACAATAACAGTTAGCGGTATGACAATGACAACCTCAGCTGCTCTTACTGGTGTAAATGATCCTATATTAAGATTTGTTCGTATGGGAGATATACAAACTAAAGGTCATCTTAACATAAGTCTTTACAACGGTAGTAGCACAAACATAAATGATTTAACCGGTCAAACAAACGGTGATATAGGTATAAGAGATTACTTGTTTGAAGATAGATATGGTGCAACACCTGTGCCAGATGGCTTTTACAAAATAGTAGACAAAAATGCCGTTAACAATGGTAATGGTGGTAAGAAAAGAGTTAAAGTAAAAAATGGTATAATAATAAAATGTAGAAACTGTTTTGGCTCTGTAAAAAATAGATAATAATAAAATAAAATAAAATGAGTAAACTAATACGCAAAATAAGTATTGGTAAAGATTATAAAAATGATGCAATGCACTACTCCGTTGGGCAAGAGGTTTATGGTGGACATACAATATGCGACATTTTAGAATCTGAAACTAAATACAGTGTTTATATTAAAAAAGGAAAAGATGTTTTGCCTTGGAAAGATTTTAACAAAAACATGGCTGTGTCTGTTGAGTATAACTTACAATATTAATGAAAGCTGTACATGATTTTATAATTAGCCCAGTAAACAAAAGATATAACAACACAAAAAAAGTAAACGAAAAAAATCTTATATTAAACACAGAGATATTTAGCCATAAACATGTTAGTAGAAATGGAATAGTTAATAAAGTTCCTAGAGTAAATTACACTAACATAAAAGTTGGAGACGAGGTTGTTGTTCATCACAATGTGTTTAGAAGATGGACAAACGTAAGAGGAGTAGAAAAAAATAGTAGAGCTTTTTTAAACGAGAATCAATACCTGTTGTCTCAAGATCAAATATACATACACAGAAGTGTTGGGGGTGATTGGAAGGCTTTAGATGGTTATTGTTTTGTAAAACCTATAAAATCAATAGACAAGTTTAGTGCTGATACAGAAAGGCCTTTAATAGGTATTATGAAATACGCTGACAAATCATTAATTAAAAACGGTGTTAACAATGGTGATTTAGTGGGTTTTAGTCCAGATGACGAGTACGAGTTTATTGTTGATGGACAAAAGATGTATAGAGTTATGTCACAATTTATTACAATTAAATATGAATATCAAGGAAACGAAGAAGAATATAATCCAAGCTGGGCATAGAGCAGTTGAAGAACTGATTAAAGTTGCTAAAGAAGATATTGTTGATAGTGATGATGACATATCAGCTGATAGATTAAAAAATGCTGCAGCTACAAAAAAACTAGCTATATTTGACGCATTTGAAATACTTAACAGAATACAAGAAGAAGAAAACTTGCTTGAGGGAAAAACACCTGAAGAGGAAGAGAAAAAAGTCTTTAGAGGATTCGCAGAAGGCAGATCTAAGTAATGTACGAGCAAAATTTAATTAAGACGGTAGAGCCTATAAAAAAAACCACTATAAACAGATTAAACAAAGGCAAGAAATGGAGGTATGGATATAACAAAGAGCACGATATTGTAGTTATATCTAAAAGCGGGCAAATAGGCGAAATAGTTGAAATACAAAACTTTCAAATAGCACTGCCAAAACAAACTAATGTTTACGTTAATGAAAGTAAGAAATGGGAGCAGTTTGAATACCCGAAAGAATTAAGTAGGCTTAAAAATATATTTGACTGGCGTAGTTATCCTGAAGAAAAAAAATCACAGTGGTTTGATTATATAGATGAAGAGTTTAGTAGAAGAGATAACGGTTTTTGGTTTAACAACAATGGAACACCAACATATATAACAGGTACACATTACATGTATTTACAGTGGAGTAAAATTGACGTAGGTGCACCAGACTTTAGAGAAGCTAATAGAATATTTTATATATTTTGGGAAGCTTGTAAAGCAGATAAAAGATGTTATGGTATGTGTTACCTTAAAAACAGACGATCTGGTTTTTCTTTTATGTCTT